TACAAAGGCATTGAAGGGAGAACGTATGTACGTCCTGTATCAGGCCCATGTAAAAGATGAAGCGACCAAGTTGACTAAGGACAAGTTGCGAGTATTTGCAGGTACACAGCTTGCTTTTCTCATAGTATGTAAAATGTACTTAGGAGGCTTGAATCGAATGTTTCAAAATCATTGGGATCAGTTCGAATGCTGTATCAGTGCCAATTGCTATAATGCTGACTGGACGCGTCTGTACAAATCCGTCTTTAGAGATGATCGTCTTGATAGATGTGTAGCAGGTGATTATGTTCACTGGGATAAAAGTCAGACACCTCAATTGACTCTGACAGCTGGCAAAGTGCATTTAGCATGCTTGAGGCATTCTGGCAATTACGATGAAGATGATTTACGGATTGCTGAAGCACTATACACTGAATTTGCCTATCCGATTTATGAATGGGACGGCGTGTATTTTCAAGCATATGGATCGCTTCCATCGGGTGTGTTTGCTACAGTAATGATCAGTAATGCTAACAATTCTATATTGTTCAGGTATACATATTTGCAGGGTGCCCCACTGGGTGAGGAGAATAACTACGATAAATATATATCGGCCAATTTCATGGGTGATGACAATTTAGCTAGTGTTGCGCCAGAGTGTACCTGGTGGGATATGCAAAAACATCGGGATCATCTTGCCAAAGCAGGCATTACTTATACTTCTGCTGATAAAGTAAGCGAGTTGACGAGATTTGTGTCCATTGACGAGGTTACATATTTGAAGAGGCGTTTTGTATGGAGCGATGAAGTCCAGCAATATTTAGCCCCCTTGGAAGAAGCCTCAATTGCCAAATCTTTGCATTGTTATATGAAAAGAAAGAACTGCACTGATCCTATTGAAGGAATTTGTGGCAATGCGATGGATTCAGCTCTACGTGAATATATGCGACATGGTAAAGAAGTCTATGAAAGACGGAAAGAACAGCTTCAGAAAATAGCTGATGTTCATGATATCCATCAATATTTGGCACTTTCTTTCAAAGGTAATTTGCCTAGTTATGAAACAATGCTTTCATTTTATTTGAATGGCGAGCCTACAACCGAGGTTATGCCTGATGTCGAACTTTTATATAATTAGTACGTGTTGTTAATTTTATATATTATATGTTATTTATATTTATATTTATATTTATGTTATTTATTTATTTATATGTGTTTGTATTAGATAATTATGTTGTTAACTAATAGTGTAGTTGTGACATGTACGTTGTAAGTACCTTCATCCACAATGCAATTTTCAAATAAAGAGGAAAGTACTACTATAACGTCACATGAAGGTTTGGGGCAATGTGCCCTTGCACCGCTGGCAGGTGCGGTAGGAAATATGCCAGAACTAAAATTCCAATCGACCGAGGAACGATTGGGAGTAGTTTTTAAAGACAATTCCTCAACTAGTGTATCACAAACGGTTTCATTTCATGATATAACTCCTAGTACTGGTTATTTGTATGAGGGGGACACTGACGCTACTTTTGCGTTGCAGGATTCAGGAAATGATAGTCTAAGCGAGTTCTTTTCGCGTCCCGTTAAAATTCAGGAATGGTCGATGCCGATAAATGCATGGGCTATAGTGAAATTTAATCCATGGGAGTTGTTTTTTCAGAACGTGCGTAACGTGAATCGCATTTCCAATTACAAGTTGTTACGCTGCACTCTGCACGTGAAATTTCTTGTAAATGGGAATGGATTCTATTACGGGAGAGCGATGGCATCATATCTTCCATATGCAAACCAGGATTATTTGGAAACAGGCACAGGTGCAGGCGATCAGTATATGCAGGTGATTAGATCTCAAAGGCCGCACGTGTTTTTAGATCCAACTATGTCGCAGGGTGGAGAGCTAACCTTACCATTCTTTTGCCAACGTAATAATATGAGTATTCCGGAGGCTGATTGGTCGCAAATGGGAGAGATTACACTGGAGAGTCTAACGCGATTGCGGCACGGTAACGGTGGCACAAAGAACGTTCCCATATCTGTTTTCGCATATGCTACTGATGTTAGGTTATCAGTGCCAACAACAGCAGAACCAGCATCATTATCACCTCAATCCTGTGAGGAAGACGTTGTCTTGGTACATCAAGCTGACGAGACGGATATAGCAACTGGGCGTATTTCCGGACCGGCATCAGCAGTGGCGGCCAGTCTAAGTATGCTGTCTAAAGCGATGCCATCGATAGGGCCATATGCTATGGCTGGATCCATGGTTGCGTCTACGATCTCGGGTGTGTCGAGACTATTCGGCTGGTCAAGGCCTAAGACGGCAGCCACGGTGTCAGAGAAAGTGACAATTGAAGCATGTGGCAATCTGGCGAACGTAGATGTGGCCGACAATTCCGTTTCTTTGGCACTTGATTCCAAAAATGAGGTGACGATAGATCCGCGTGTCGTTGGTTTACCTCCCATAGATGAATTATCACTCAGTACTATAGCTGCCCATGAAACTCTGTTTTACCAAGCTGAGTGGGATCAAGATGATTTACCAGAAAGATCTCTAGTGCAGGTGCGGGTTGATCCATATCTTCCGCGAAAACCCACGGTAGGTGAGGATGCTGGTGCTAATTATTTTCCTGCCACAGCCTATGCGGCTCTGCCGTTCGGCTATTGGACCGGGACATTAAATTTTCGGTTCCAGATCCTTTGTTCTGCATTCCACAGAGGTAGGTTGAAGATAGTATATGATCCCCAATATTTTAAATCAGATGAATATAACGTCAATTATATGAAGATTATAGATATAAGCGAGACGCGCGACTTTACGGTATCAATTCCGCCGTGCCAGTCACGACAGTTCATGAAACGATTGACTGATGAAAATGTCACTTCTCAAATGTATCTTAATAATGGATCAAATTTGGGATCATTACCGCAAGGTAATGGTATCATAGGACTATTTGTCGTCAACCCTCTTATGGGGCCGTCAGTTACAGCACCTGCTGTTGATATTTTGGTATCGATCTCAGCAGGACCAGACTTCCAATGTGCTGATCCTTCGGATGACATATCATTTTTGACGTTACACCCACAGTCCATTGAGGAAGACTTAATTTTTCAAGCACTGGAAGAGGATGTTAGCGTTGATGATGCAGCAGCACCAGTAGGAGATCCGACAAGTATGACCGGCCTACAAGCTTCCATCAGTGATAACCTAGGGAAGGTGTTCTTCGGTGAAACAGTGGTTAGCTTGCGTCCATTGCTAAAGCGATTTCATCACTTTATGCGTACTCAACCTCAAGTATATGGTGTAGTTAGTAGGAGATTTTTCAGAATGCAAATGAGCGCTTTTCCCTTCAACCGAGGTAATGTTACGCCAACAGTCACAGGAGTAGTGGGAGGTGTAGGATATAACTATGTTAATACTACAATGCTCAATTACTTGGCGTTTGCCTTTGTAGGCTGGAGAGGGAGCATCAGATGGAAATTCATCGTAGATGATCAAGGACCAAGCAAAACAACTCTGAGCGTCTCACGTAATCAATATGGTGGACAATACGTTCGTGATGAATTCGCACTTCCAGCTACATCTGGGATGTCCATTGCGGATGTCGGTTCTGTAGCAGCTGCGGACGGATTGACAGCTGCTTTTACAGGAGCAACCGGTACTCATGTTGCGAATGCATCTGTACAACCAACAGCGGAGATTGAAATGCCGTTTTATACACACGAAAGATTTCTATTATGCCGGAAGGAGGACAGAACTTCCGTGTCATATGCCGAAGAAGACGATGCCGATGGTATCGATATTTCGACGACCATAAGTCGTTCCTATGACATACCCGTAATTGATTGTTATGTTGCGGGAGGCGACGACTTCTCTGTCCATTTCTACGTGGGACCGCCTCCTTTATACTTTGATTGGAGCCCGCCTGCCGTAGTTTAATAAAAGTCTCACAGTAAGTCCGTGAGCCGGCGTAAGCCGTGCTGATAACAGC